GTAACGGATCGTCTACAAAAGGAGAAAAAATAGACACAGTATGACCAGCGGACCTTAAAGCAGTTGAGAGTTCATAAAAATATATCTCAGAACCAGTGTACTCTCTATAACTAAGACAACTTAATAATATGTTCACCTTAATTATTATAATTGTAAAGCATTGAAAGTCAAATAAATACTTACAGATATGGCTAAGAGAACTCGTGGTACTACGACCGCATCATCAAAAAAGACGTCTATGAACGGACAGCGTGTTAATAAGAAAACAAAAATTAATAAAACAGAGATCACCGATAGTATAGAAAAGAATACATTTCTTGATTTCTCTATACAACAAAAATATAACTTAACAGATGTTCATGATAGTTTCTTAGATGTTTGTTTTAAAGATAAATGTAAAATGGCTCTAATTGATGGTCCAGCTGGGTCTGCAAAAACGTATTTATCAGTCTATATCGCGCTTCAATTACTTCGCACACAGAAAATAGAAGAGATAGTATACATCCGTAGTATCGTAGAATCTGCATCAAAGAGTATGGGATCACTACCTGGTGAGGTTGAAGAAAAATTTCTACCATGGAGCCTTCCTCTATTAGAAAAGCTAAATGAGCTATTAGATAAGTCTACGATTAATACACTTATGTCAGAAAGCTTTATTAAGTGTCATCCTGTTAATTATACTAGAGGTTTAACTTTTAAAAATGCGTGTGTATTAGTTGATGAAGCACAAAATCTAACTCGACAGGAACTAACAACTATTTTAACTAGATTTGGTCATGAATCAAAATATATAGTTATTGGAGACTCTCAACAAAGTGACATTGGAAATAAATCTGGATTTAAATCAATATATGATGCATTTAATACAGACGAGTCTATAGACTTCGGCATAAATGTATTTACATTTACAGAGCTTGAAATTGTTAGATCGGAGATACTAAAATATATTGTAAAAATATTACAAAGATCAAAGATGGAAGGATAATGCTTTGCGCATCCGTTCAAACAGCGTTCGTTTATTTTGACCAGATTCAACTAAACGCGAATATTCTAATTTAAAGGCTTCTACAAACTCTGGAGATAAATCAAACTTACGAGGATAAAAAGATCTAACTCTTCTCACCATATATCGTTCGCATAATTCATCATATTCACTCATCTATAATTATTTAATCTAGTCTTTCTTTTATCTTCAGCGATTTTACGTTCCATCTCCTTTTTAATGAGGGAATTTTCTTCAGGATCAACATCTTTCCATACTTCTTGAAACTTCTTCATTTCCTCTAAAGTTTCTTCATCTAAAATATTACCAGTTTCGTGCGCGTCACCTTCTGCGTCAATATATAACTTTAATAATTGTATACGTTCATTTCTATTACCGAAAACCTCTATAATAGCTGGTTTATCGTCTGTAATAAAAAACGTAGTCTTTGGATTGTTCTCATGTTCTCTATGTACTGCTTTAAATATATTGTCTATTGATTCTATAATCTCTGCGTCGGTATCTCTCAAATCATCTTCCTCTATTGCAACAGGAGATACTTTGGTAATAGGTGTAAAGAATATAATATCTAAATTACGAAAACTCTCTCGTACTAAGGGTATACACTTAGAGACAAACTTTTCATCAATGTCATTATCTGGTTGCTGCTCGGCCCATATACTATATACTAAATTATCTAATGGACATCTATCAAAGATAACATTTTGACCAGTTCTGTACTTCTGTTGCTCCTCAATCATAAAATTGAGAATATCCCATTGAGTCTTTTTATTAGTCTTCGAAGAATGATCGAGATTATTCTCTTTAATAATATCTCTATAAGTCTTTTTTGGAGTCTTGTAACTCGGCCATTGATCTAAGAAATCTTTTATTAAAGTTGTTTTACCTTGACAGGCAGTACCACTAATTGCAATCCTCATGTTATTTAATATTTATTACTTCAGACTTTTAATGCCATATCCCACACTAGTAAATGAAGTCTAGGACTAAAATTGAAATTATATTTTTTAGCTAATTCAGCAACCATAGGAGCCTTTTCTATATGTTCCTCTCTACTACCACAACAAGGCATTAACCAAACCTGCCCAGTTGGTATATCAAACGGTACAATAAACTTACCGAAGACTTCATCTATATCTGACTCTTTATCAATAACGAACTTAAAACCAGATCCTCTATTAGCATGCCACTCTAAAACCTCAGGTTTATAGCGCCTATCTACAGGGTCTCCGTTATTACTCATTTTAGGAGATGTTGTAAATGTCGCACTTACTCTAACCCATTCATTATCTGGTAAGATAGTTGCGTTAGTTTCAAAATCGATCCGCGGAACAAATTTCCAGCGAGACTCTATATAATGTAATAACTTAATTAATGCTTTTTGTTGCACGAGAGGTTCTCCACCCGTTATTTTTAATAGTGCACCATTATATAAATGATCTTTATGACCACCTTGCTCGAGCAAATCAACTACTTCCTCTAATGTGAGTTTGTTTTTTATACTCCAAGAAATGAAACTATCACATCCATGAGGTGAGGACTCAGATTTAAATCCGATACAACTCAAATTGCACATAGATAATCTCATAAACACAGAAGGGTAACCTACAAATTCTCCCTCTCCTTCAACCGTATAAAATATCTTATCGTCTGATAGATAAATGGTTTCGGATCCTAGCTCAGTTGGTGTCTTTATCTCGTTCATTACTAAAAGGATTCTTATATATGTCCATATGATCCCGGGCTTTCGCATCTGGATCTTCCTCTTTCCTATTATCCCAATTAATCTCGTCGAAATTAAGATAATACGTACCCTCGTCCGACGGCGGACGTCTTTTACTTCCTTTACCAGCCATTTTTACTATTATATATTATGAATTCTCTTTATCAAGTTTTATTTCAATCGATTGGAGAACGTTATTAAAATTATCCACTACCCAACACACTCCAGCACTGACAAATGGGAACAAAATATATTCATTGTTACTAACAAAATATACAATAACACCAGACCAAAAACCTAAACATAAACTACATTTAAATAATTCACGAATAAAAGAGATTTTTGTAACAATCTTTCTAGGAAAGTTAAGAATAGTACCATATTTAAGAATAAACATTAAACCAACACACGCTAATATATCAATAATAATTATTATTCCTCCTCCTTTAAAAGATCCTTTAAAGCTTTGTCAATTAATTTAGCTTGAGAAATATTCATTTTAATCCTATTTCCATCATCGTCGATTATTTGAACTGTTTTATTATCCTCATTTATAAAGATCTCTGGACAGCAGGCCTTACCACCACATAATAAAATAGATTTCATGTAATTATTTATAATTAATTACCAGAAAGGATATATATTGTCATCGTCGTCTTTTCTGAATTTAGATAACAACCATTGCTTAAATTGAAGATATCTTAATTTTATTTTATATAAAAATTTCATATATGTTCCTTTATTTTATCTGCTATAAGTTCAGCACCAGCTTTGTTAGGATGAACAGAATCAGTAGTTAAAGAGTTCCTTTTAAACCAAGTTGTATTAAAATTTTCTTCGTAAATATATGTAATATTGTTCTCCTTGCAATAATCTGTCAACATAGTTTTATAAAATCCCATACAAAATTCATAAAGTAAAGCTGCGTTAGTAGTTTCATATCGAAAAAATATCATTTTAACGCTAGGATATCTCTCACGAATAAACTTGACATTAATATCTACGTTATGTAGAGCTTTATCTAAATATTTTTGATGATCATTAAAAATTTTCATAATAGATTTACTCTTCATAAAAGGTAGTTTAGCTAATATATTCCATACATTATTCGGCATATCTTTTCCGGGTCGCAGGCCCTTATCCTTCATCTCCTTGTCCAGACTCCAATAATACCGCATAAGGGCCTTGAGGGCCTTGATATCCTTCGATTTTAACTCACCACGCAGTGGATCGGCGTGCTCGTCGTCGGCAGCACGTGTCAGACGTTTAAGCATTTTATCGGGTCGTGGTGGTTGTCGTAAATTAAATGAGGACATGTCATTATCATTTAAATCCATAGGCTGACGAGCAGGTGATGGTACTTGATAGATAAAATGTGTTAGTTCTATATCTTTATTTTCTCCGACAAAACTCTCTATTAAATGTTTTGTAATTCCAGCGCCTGGGACACCGATGTTATATACTTTCTCCGGTAAAAAATCACTATAAGAATACCCGCCAAATGTATTTCCTTTCGGAAGCCAATCACATTTTGTAAAAGAACACCCGGCGCATAATATATTATACATTATAAATATTCCTTTAAGATGATCATATTAATAA